TTTGGTGTGATGACACAAAATAATTCCCATTTCGGGGTTGAGCATTGAGCGCAATTTTTCAATGCGGTTTTGCAAGAAAAACAACATGGCATTATTATCATTTTCACTGCCATTGTCAGATCCGCCGTCAAAAACATTTCTAATAGGATCAATGCAAATAATGTCCGGGGCTTGATTTGGAAAATAATGTTTGATGGTTCGATAAGCAGCATCAACGCCTTGATCATTTAAGATCATTTGAATACGAGATGTTGCGATTAGGTTTTGAGATGCCTTAAAGAAAGTTTCTTTAGAAATTGAGAGTTTTTTGATACGCTCGCGCATGTAATGATAACCAATTTCTGCCTGAAGATAAAAAACCCTCAAAGGACGCGGCGGTTTTAATCCTAAAAAACTCTCGCCAGCTGCGAGATGAATTAAAAAGTTAATTAAAAAATCACTTTTTCCAACTTTTGGCGCACCACCAATTAATAACATTCCACCAGGAGTAAGAAGTCTTGGCATTATTATATCATCTGGCATCGGGCTATCATCATTAACAAAATCAGCAATTGAATAGCTCGGCAGAGTTGAATTTGCAGATCTGGCAGTTTCTAAAAATTGCCTGATATTAAAATTCTCTAAAACCGCATCTGCAGCGTCCCACTTTGCAGCTTTATCTTGTGAGGGATTTAAAATTGAGACAAAGGAAGCTACATTTAGAAGGTGTTTAGCAGCTTTTTCACCATATTCTTTACCGGCTTCGTCATTATCTGGCCAGATGATTACTTCTTTGCCAATTAGTGGTGACCAGTCGGTTTTATTTATTGGAGCGTTAGCGCCAAACATTGCAGTTGATGCGGTAAGTCCATAAGCAATTAGAGCATCAGCAGATTTTTCTCCTTCAACAAGAATTACTTTTTTGGCGGAAGTGATTCCTGGAATATTGTAAAGTGGTCTTGGATCAGGAGATTTTGCTTTTCTGTTTTTAACATCCCAAACTCTGAACTCTTTTCCATCCTCAGTATCATAGCGATAAACACAGGCAATCAGCTTGTTGTTTTTGTCAAAATAATCCCATTTGGCAGTTGGTTTTCCAAGATTGTCAGTGAAGTTTCTAGGTCTTATTATGTTATGTTTTGGAGTTGCAACATTTCCAAGCCACTCATTTATTTCGGTGAGTAATTTATTAAAATCAGATTTTTGATAACCTTGTGTCTCTTCCCAAAGGCTGAAAATATCGCCACCTTGATTTGTTGCAAAATCAAACCAATTTCCTTGTTTATCACCACCAAGTTGAATGATTAAGCTTTTTCCTGCTTCGCCCTTGGTGCTGCCAATATGAAAGCAGTTATTACGAATATGACCATTTGGGAAAAGATAGAATAAAGCATCTTCAAGTCTATTTAGAAGCGATCCTCTTATTGCTTCAATATCGAGTCTTTCCGCGTCATTTTGTTGCTTATCAGCATTGTTAAAATCGAGTAAGTTCTCCATGATCTACAACCTCCAACAGCGTTGCTGCCATGGGCAAAATTTGCACTCGAAATATGTGGGATCGTTGGCAATTCTTGGTAAAAGCTCATGAGCTTCGGTGGCGCGTAAAATCATCACGGCGCGATCACTGGATTTTTGTGCCAGCGCCTTATCAAAAGGAACTAGCTCAAAATGAACCTCAGCGGTGTTTTTGTTGATAGCGGTAAATAAAGCGGGATTTTTTGAAATTCCTTCAATGCTTCCTTCCATGTAAGCTTGGTAAATAGCAACTTGAGCGGCGTAAATTGGCTTTGAAATTGCTAGGCCTTTTTTAACTACATCCTTCCATGATTTTTCATTGAGAGATTTGCACTCCCAAAGCATTGGAAATTGAAAATCTAAATGCTTGGGTGCTCCAATTATGACGCCATCAATATGGCCTTTAACTTTGCCACCAGCGACAGCAAATCCAAATTGGTTTCCGTTTGGCTTATTTGTAAGCAAATCAATTCCTGAAAGTCTTAACCACCTAATCATCAAATCTTCAAAAACGTGTCCGGCTTCAAAAATCTTTAAAGTTTTTCCAGTGAAATTTTGATCTTCATCTTTTGGCGTATCAGTATATTCAAATTGCAAAGCTCGGTTGCAACTTACTCCAAGGCGAGAAGCGCCAAGATAATCTCGTGATATTTGTTTTGAATTTTCTGCTGTAAGAGCCTTTTCAATTAGTAGGTTTATTTTTTCTGAAAGGGTTTCTCTGTGATTAAAATCTAGCATGGTAAATCCCCCTCAGAATTAGCTTCTTTTTGTTGCATAGATTCCTGATAGGCTGTCACTGCAACTTCAATTAAACACAAAACTTCTTCTCTTGAATAATCAGCTAGAGGTCGGTTCATACCAATTTCTGCGACATACTCACCCAAAGGTTTTAATGCGAATTCAACGGCTTCTTTTTCATTTTTTGTTAGGTCGATCATTTTATTTTCTTTGAAAAGTTTAGTAAAAATTCCTTGGCAATTCATGGAGCAAAAATACTTACGCTTTTTGTAATTGCGTGGATCACCAGCTCGAAGTGGTGGCTCGATAAAACCAAATCCGTGAGCTTCTCTTTTGCAGATGGCGCAAATTTTCATATGGCGCCTCCCTGAAAGTTTGTGGATTTTCTTTTTGCATCAACTTCGAAGAGAAGTTTTTGGATGGCGTATTTGTTGAAATGAAACTTAAGAAGATTTGCGGCGTGGTATTTTGTGATACTAAAGTCGTTTCGATATTCCTGTGGCAAGCATTGTAATTGCCTTGTTGACGCACTTTCATTTAACCAACGCTTTGATTTATAGGCATTGTCAGCAGTTTCATTTTCATTTAGAAAATCATCAGCTTTGGCGAGGCAAATTTCTTTTGTGCCACATATCAAGAATTTAAGACCATCTTCACTGCCACCAACGCAGTACCAGTGATCATTAAGAAAGAAAACTCCGCTAAAGGCATTAAAACCAGATGCCATAAAAGCCGCTTCATCACCAAAAATATCACACCATTGAAAGTTTGATTTTTGGGTTAGAAGGTCGATTTCCGACATGGTAAAACCTGACAATTCACCCTTAGAAAGCTCTGCATCTTCTTCGGCCGTAAAATCAAAATTACAAAGTGGGCAGCAATGGCAAGCGGATGGAATAAAAATGTCGCAAGATGGACATTTTTTCTGCGGAGAATTATCGTTTTGTTTCTTTGATTTTTTTGTTTTTTCTAAATCAACATCAACCTCTAAGCAGCCATGAATCAGGCTTGAAGTTCCAAAATCTAAAATAATGCAATCTTCTTTTATAACATCGGGATAAAGCTTATTATCAACAACACGAAGTCCGCGCCCAATCATCTGAATCATAGTTGATTTAAATGATGAGGGGCGTAGTAAAATAACGCAGGAAGTTGGTTGATAATCCCAACCTTCGGTAAGCACAGCGACATTTACAATTACTTGAGCATCGCCTTGTTCAAATTTTGATAGAACATCTTTTCGTTCTAAATCACTTAATTCACCGCTGATAAAAACTGTTTTAACGCCATGATTATTAAACACTTCTGCAACTGATTTAGCATGAGCAACAGTTGAGCAAAAAATCACAGTTTTACGATTACCCGCAAGTTCTTGCCATTTTGCAAAAACCTCTTCGGTGATTGGAAATTTATTCATAATTTCCTCAACCGCTTTCATATCAAAATCGCCAGCGGTTTTTTTGACATTCCTAAGCTCACTTTGAGCGCCAACATCAATAATGTAAGTTCTTGGACGAACTAAATGACCAGAGGCAATTAGTTCAGAGATTTTAATTTGATCGGCAACATTAGAAAAAACTGTGCCTAAATCTTTTTTATCACCTCGATTTGGTGTGGCAGTGACACCATAAACAAGTATTGAAGGATTCTTCTCTTTTACGCTTAAGATGATGCTGCGATAAGTTTTGGATGGAGAGTGGTGAGCTTCATCAATTACCAAAAGATCAAAAGATGGAATCGTCTTTAAATTCTCTTTGCGCGATAAAGTTTGCACCATTGCAAATACAGCCTGACCAGCAAAAGATTTGCTTTTAGCATCAAAAATAGAAGTGCTTAGACTTGGATTTATGCGTAGAAATTTATCTTTGTTTTGAGAGGTTAATTCATCACGATGAGCAAGAATTAAAGCCTTAGAATTTATGCTATTTTCAGGCTTAAAAACCTCACCAACCACAGCAGAAAGCATTAAGGTTTTTCCTGCTCCTGTTGGCGCGATTCCTAGAGTGTTGCCATGCTTTTTGAGCGCGGCAACACTCTTTTGAACAAATTCCTTTTGTCTTTTACGAAGTATCATAATTTTTACCTAGTGATACTTATTTCGCCCAAGCAGGACGGTTATTGACAGCTGGAATATTTGGATTGCTTTGAGTATTTACTGTGGACGGCGTAGAAACAGCTCCCATGGTTGTTTTGTAATCCTTGTGATCAGGAGTTATGGCAAAACGGATCTCATTTCTAAGTTCTTCATTTTGATCTTTTTTTGTGGTAATTTTTGCCACAAATTCCATTCCATCTAAATCACCAATTCCGTTGATTTTTCTGGCACTTTGTGCGGCTGGTGAATTGTCACTTTCGCAAAATCCACGAGCAGAGTTGAGAATCGCCTTGATAAAAGACCTTCCCATATTTCCCCATTCTGGGCCTTTATTGCTATGAAGCCCAATAATTCCCCAGACTTTTCTTCTGGCATATTCACCTTCTAAAATCACAAATTCACAGGACAGATAAACCGAACCGGTAGAGTCATTTTTAGTGGCATATCCACCAGACCAGCCTTGGTTTAAATCATCAAAACCACCTGGCTTGATTGACACTCTAACTTTTGCTAGAGTGTTGTTTGGAATTAAATCAAAATTTGATTGGTTCTCGCTTGAGTTAAAATCAATAGACATAGTTTCTCCTTGTTGTTTTTAGTTATTATTAAAAATGAGTTGTTCGTTGATTGGTTTTGCTTCAGACCTGATTTTTTCCATCAACCGCCCAAGATGAGGCTCTTCAAAAATTTCTAGCCTTCGTGAGCGATCTTTAGCTGGATAATTGAATGGATTGATGGTTTGACAGATGAAGGCGCGATAGGCTTTTTGATCTTTATCTTCTGGTTGAACTTCTGCCATAGTGATGACCTGATCAACAATACCTGGAAGTTCTAATCCAGTTTTGCTGCCTTCAATTTGTGGCTGGTAGAATTTACGATTAAAGTCATCGAGCTTTTCATCCAATATGCCGACAAACCAAATATTTTTGCTTCTGGTATGTTGAAGATGAGTGAGCCAGCCAATCATCTCGCGACCATGCAAACCATAAGCTCCACGAGTATCAGCTTTTCCTGTCTTTTCGCTAAAAGCCTCAGGTTGTCCTTGGCAATATCCAAAACAAAGACGGCCAGCAACAGTTATGCTATCTATAAAAATAGTGTCGTATTTATCTAGAATTGCTGGGTCGCCATATTTTTGACAAACTTCATCATAATGTTTTGAGCTAAACTTTTGATCAGGACGAAGCGCGCGATTTGGTCCGCCAATGAAAACTGCAAAGTCACAACATTCTTCCCAAGTTTTTGGTCGAATTGTATCACCTTGCCAGCCTTCAACTGCTAAATCGCCAGCTTCAAGATCGAAGAAGAGAGTTGTTTTTGGATTGAGAGTCCAAAGCAAAGAGGTTTTACCGATACCGGATTTACCAAAAATACATCCCTTGATGCCTCTGGTTTCTTTTAAGCGTTCATCCGCGCTAATGATTGGTAGATTACTCATTTCTACCCCCGTTATTGCTTGGCTGAATCTTAAAAGTTTCGGCGCCAGTTTTTAGAAGTCGTGCTGGCTTGAAGATATTTTTGATATGCTCTGGCCAAGCGATATATTTGGTTTCAGAGATTTTGTAGGAGGTTTCAACATACTCATCAGGATTATCGCCATGCTTTTTAATAGCTGCGACAACATCCTTTAATCTATCTTGATTCCACTCGACTTTCTTCGCCAACACGCAAGTGATTTTGAAGTCACCATCAACAAAATTGACCGTGCCAGTATCTTTGGAATCAAGTTTGCGAATATTGGATGCAACATCGCGATATTTAAGAGCCACGCTATTATCGAGCCAATCCTTCAACATCTTTGCTTTTTGCAAATGTTGAGCGGCTTGCCCTTGAAGTAATAGTAGTTGATTTGGTGAAAGGGCTGCTAATTTTCCGATTGGAATATTAGGAACTTCTGATAATGCGATTTTATCTGTCATGGTTCACCTCCTGATTTTTTAATTTCTGATCAAGAAAGTGTTCATCTTCATATTTTTTTATGGAGCTCTCCGAGTATCTAACCCTGTTGCTAATTTTGACAGATTTCGGTCCTTCTCCATTAATACGCCAGCGTTGTAGCGTTCTTCGAGAAAGCCCCCATTTTTTGGCGACACATTTCTCAGAGTAATAAGTTTCTTTTGTCATTTTTACTTTGCGTTGATTGATAAAAATCAAAATCACCAAAACCCGAAAAAGGAGCGGTAATTTGATTTGCGCAAAGTTAGAAAGTGAGGGGTATGGAAATCGGTATGGCTATGGTATGAAAAGCGGTATAACTTTAATTATACCCATAAGAGGAAAGCGGAAAGAAACTAACTCAAGTTAAGCCAGTAATAACCTTTTTTATCGTGCTGCAGAATATTTTGACGGATATTTTTTGAGTCAGGATTTCTGAATAATGTTTTTAATTCGGTACTACTTTCGGTAACTTCGACCATTATTTCATCTTTATGTACTGGCTTTCCTGCTTTGTATAAATATTCCAAAACGTCAGCTTCTTGCTTGGTAAATCTGAAATACTCACCATTAAAACAAGCGCTTCGATAACCAGTAGTAAAACCATCTTTTGATGTTTTAAGAATCGCTGATTTTAAGACATTTTTATCAATATTAAAATTCTTCTTATTAGCAGCTAGACAATGCTTAATAGGGATAATTTTATTGCCGGCAATCTTGGAGCTAAAATAACTTGGAATATCACTACAGCTGGTTAAAATTATCCCTTCAAAAGATGATCTTCTGCTATTTAAAACCTTGTTAATCTTATCAAAAATTTCTTCTTTTTTTATCTTTCTAGCAAAGAAAATGGGAATTTCCAAATCAATATTAACAAAGCCAATATTCCACAGCAAATTTGGCAAAATTTCTTCACAATCATTGTCAAAGGAAGCGCCAAAATCGTTGCTGATATTTCTTACTATCCAGTCCAGCTTTAAATTATATTTAGTGAGATTTTCAAAAGAGACGGGAACAAAATTATTATTTTTGTCGAAATAACCAGGCTCGTTATTCTTAAAATATAAATCCTCGATATTGCCATTTTTATTGAGGCAGTAATCCAAGCTACCCTTTAAAAAGGCATTATTTGATACAAGATTACTCATCTCATCAGCAAAGTGGGTTGCAACTCTGTGGGTTATTGATGGATTGTCATTTTCGCATATTTCACAAGCGAACAAAAAAGATTCCTTAGAAAGGTGATTGTTTGATATAGTCATCTAGAAGAAGGGAAGTGTTGATAAGACTCTACTAGCAGGCCAGAACTTTTTAAGAGCCCCGAGCTTCTAGCAATCCCCAATTCTCCAGATATTTATTGATAATGGGATTTTTAACAGTGGCTTTAATTTGCCCAAAATAATTTATTTTTACTGGTATTCTTTTTTTATTTTTATCGAGAAATCCATCATAAAATACCACATCAAGACCAATTGCTTTTATAGCTAGACAGCGCATGGAAATGTTCTTTGCCTTAATTGCATCAACTATGGCTTTTTTGCTATCATTAACCGCGAAAGAGAAATCATAGCTTTCACATGGAGATACCACTGTTATGTCTTTAATCTTTACATCCTTGATTCCATCTCTTGGATCTGTGTAAAATCTAACCCCATCTATCAGTTTTTCTAAATTGTGTGAAATGTTGAAAGACTTTCTAAAAAAAACTTCATTATTATTATTTATGGTCATATGATTCTATCAATTAATAATAAACTTAAAAACAAGCTCAAAATATTTTTAGGTACGCACAGTATCTATTTAACTTGATTTTTACCACAGAAATCAAGAATTAAAAACCTTATGAATAACACTGTATCATTTTTAGACAATTTTATAAATGAAATCTAACAATAAAAAGAAACATGGCGGATACAGAGAAGGTGCAGGTAGGAGAGCAGAAGTAGGAAAAACAAAGTCTAGACGCATCCCTGAAGACATAACTAATGATGACATAAAACTTTTAGCTAAATACAAAAGACACAGCCTCCCATTATACGAGATGAAAGTTGAAGATGGAGTTCCTTCCATCTTAAGTAGAGAGCAATACGAAAATCACAAATCGGCAGATAAATTATTTATAAACGATATTGAAGATCATTTTATGGTTAAGGTATCTGGTTATCATCTAAAAGAATCTGGAATATTAGAAAACGATATTTTGCTAGTGCATCAGAAAAAGGATTTGCAGCATAATAACATTGTAGTTGCTACCTCCAACACTGGTAAGGCCGTTCTAAAAAAAATAATCAAAGAAGGTGATAAAATCAGGCTTATTTCTGATAATGATAATTGTCCTGATATAGAAATTGATGAAAGCTCCATTGATAGAATTTGGGGAGTTGTTACCAGAGTTATCAGAGATTACCACCCATTAGCTGTCGCTTAGATACGATTTTCCTCGTATAAATCAAACTTATACCGCTTTTCATACCATAGCCATACCGATTTTAATACCCTTGTCTTTTTAAGCTGGGCTCACAATTTTAAAAAAATGTGAACTTAACAATGACAACAGAAAGCTCCAATTATTCATTGCCAGAAATTGGCTTTATTCGTCTTCCAGTAATTTTAAATATATTTCCTGTTGGAAGGTCAACATGGTGGCAGGGTGTAAAAGATGGAAAATATCCAAAACCTGTAAAAATATCTGAGAGAGCTGTAGCTTGGCGAGTAGAGGATATAAAATCTTTAATCAAAAGTTATGAACAAAGAAAATCTTAGGTAGTGGTTATTTGTTTAGTTTATCTAAATAATCCGCCCACCATTGCATCATATCTTTACGTTGTTCGAGGTATTCAGCTTTGTTGTAAGTGCCACGCACTTTATTTTCTTCCACATGCGATAGCTGCCTTTCAATCCAATCTGAATTGAAATCATTCTCGTTTAATATTGTTGAACCAGTATGGCGAATTCCGTGCGGAGTCATTTTATTTCCGCTGAGTTTTTTCATAGCTTTAATTAATGTCACATCAGAAATTGGTTTTGTTAAACCTAGTCTGCCTGGGAAGAGGTAAGGGGAGTTCCCATTCAAAATACGGATCTTTTTTAGAAGCGATAAAGCTTGTTTTGGTAGCGGCACAAGATGTTCACGTTTCTTTTTCATCCTTCCAGCGGGAATGCTCCAAATTGCTTTTTTCTCATCAAATTCTTTCCACTCCGCAAATCTTACCTCACCAGGACGCTGTATTGTTAGAACCAATAACTGAATTGCCAGCTGAGTTAAATTCATATCATCTGATGCATGAAGTTTTGCGATAAAATCAGGTAGTTCTTTATCTGATAAATGCAGCCGATTTTGAATTGTATGAGCTTTAAGAAACTTTGCTCTGCCAAGGGCAGGGTTAGTATCACAAATTCCCATCACCAAAGCATAATCAAATATTTCGGTACAATATCCGTTAATCCTTTGCGCCACAGAAACCGCATCGCGCTGTTCAATATTACGCAGAATTTGCAGAATATCTTGAATAGTAACTTCCTTAATTCCTTTCCAGCCAATTATGGGGTAAACATCTTTTTCTAATCGGCTTCTAATATTTTTAGAATGCTTTTCAGTCCAAGATTGTTTGTTTCGCCATTCTTCAGCAATAGCTTCAAAAGTATTATCTGCCTTAGCTATAGCTTCTTGTTTTTTTGATTTTTTATTTTTGTTGGGATCAAGACCTCTGGAAAGTAAGTCTCTAATTTCATCTCTGACCTTTCTGGCATTTGCTAATGATACAAAACCCTCTCTTTCTCCGTATTTTCCCAATGTAACAACATTGTTCTTTCCGTTAAGCTTATAAGGATACTGCCACACTTTTGTACCGGTGGGTCTTATCATCAGTCTTAAATTTCCATCATCAAATAGAAAATAATTTTTATCGCTTGGTTTTGCTTCCCGGATTTCTCGATCACTAAGTTTACGATGAATTCTTGGCAT